TCTTGGTGTTCGTGATCTCTCCCTCTTCTTTTTGGTCAAGGGCATTGAAATACTCCAGAATCTCTTGAGGGCTATTCCTTCCTGCCAAGTCCATCTCGGCATTCTGCCAGACCCCCTCATTCCTGAGTTCCTTTCTCAGGATCTCGTACTCTGTTTCAGGCAAGCCAATGCGCTTGAGGATTTCATCCCCCTCATCGAAAAGACCATTATTGTAGTAGCTTTGAGCCTGTAGCTTGATGGATATTGACTTTAACTCGTAATCCCTTGCTGTGGCTTTCTCCTTCCACTCCCCCACGAGACCCTGCGACCACTTCTCGTGCGCCTGAAGCATTTGTTCTTTCACTGCTGGGCGAATGTCCAGACCCTTGATGTCTTCTGCTAACTGCTTACCCCGGGCAGAGGTCTTTTCCTTGATGTAGCCTTCCCATGCCTCATGGTTATTCCTCATCTCAGAGGTCTGCATATCGTTGTTGATCTCATCCTCTATAGACATCTGGAAGAGATCCTGATCTGCCATGGCAGAATTCTCGTTGAGCTTGAGCTTCTGTAACCCAAACTGCGACACATCGCTTATGCCCTGTGCAACGCCCTGTAACGCCCGGTAGGGGGCAGTGGCTGAAGACGGGTCAAGCATCCCGGCTTTCTCAGTCCTCTGGACTTCTGGCATGTTCGCTATGGTGATCTTACTCATGAATTACGGCCCCTTCTTCGGTGCTGACGGTTTGGGTGCTGACGGTTTAATGAACAGGCTACCTGCTTGTGCCATGCCAGACAAGATCGATCCACCTGCCCCGTATGCCCCAGCCCTCTTTGCCATTGATCCTTCGTAGAGCATGGACTGCGCCCGGAAGTCAGACCTCTGTCCACGAACATCCTGCGCCCTCTTTGCGTCCTGCAAGGCAAGCTCCTGTCGAGCTACGTTCAAACTGAAAGTCGCCAAGGGGGATCCCTCTGATGCCACACCGGAAGCACTCATCCTTGCTCGCATAGCACCCTGTTCACGCTTGTTCTGGATACGTTGCCTTCGCATCGCCTCACGGGTCTCCTGATCCTCCTGAATAGCATTGAGCCTCTCAGCACGGGCATTCTGCTTCATGACCTCCTCGGTCTGCTTCCCCTGCTGGTAAGATGCGTAGGCAGATACCCCTGCGGATAGGATTGATGTGATTGCTGTGAATGCTAACCAGAACATGTTACTTCCCTGTTAGTTGATACTTGATGGTTATAGCTTTTATACGCAGTGGCAAAGGTTTTTCCTGACGAATGTAGATGTGGTTCTCGGAGTCGTAGTTACCGGGCCAATTAAGCCTCACATCCCCGGTGAAGAAGTCAGGGGTCTGCCCCCACGGTGATTCATCGTAGGTATTGACCCGGGCATCCCACCAAGTGACCCCGTCTGCGGAGTACTCGAACGGGCCAGAGTTCTCCACCCTCACCACCAACTCATCAATCCTCTTCACCCTCCCCTGCATATTCCCATGCACCGGAGTCACATCGAGCCTCATCGACTTGTAAGTAAAGACCTCCTGAAGACCGACCAAAACATACGACCCCGGGTTGGTAAGCGTGATTTGCCCTCCAGCAACCGTATATTCGCCCTCAAAGCCCCCGTCAGAAAAAGCCTGCACTGACTGTCCATTCAAGTGTTCCAACCCCGTCAGTGTGGAATAAACCTCCTTCCAGACCCCAACAGACCCACTCCCGTAAGCGTCAGATCCAGATGACAAGGCAACCGTGCATCCTGTGAAGTCATATGCCAGTGTTCCGTTCAATCCCACATTCACCGTCACCGTGTCGGCACTGGTCGCAACCACCGATGCGGTGAGCGGGTCAGCAAGACCGGAGGGCATTGAAGTACCACTTGAAGATGCAATTTGCACAAGGTCGCCCACAACCAAGTCGTGACCCGAGCCAATGGTTAGATCTGTGTAGACTGCACCGGAGGCGATTGCGGATCCGGTGATTGAGTAGGCTGTGGCAAGACGAGTGTCGAACGGGGTCACACCGTCACTCTCGTACAGTTCCCATGTCTCGTCTCCAGAGCCAAGCGTTGACAGGGTTTTGACCATGAGGGTCTCACTGTTCACCTTGGTCATGCCAAGCACTCCGTTGATCTCGATGAGGTCGTTATCGACCAACCCGGTAGCCTCCCCGGTGACCACGGCAGGTCGGGCATTTGAAATTGTGGTGACAGTTCCGGTTGCGCCCGGGCCGAACTTCACGGCAGAGTCCACAAACTGGGCGTACTTCTGTCCATCACGCTCCCAGTCCACAGTATCGTACTTCTCTATGTAGCGTACATCCACACCGGACAACTGCCTCTTCACGATGACCCAGACCTCCTCTGAGACCACCGCAACCGATTCAATGTCCCCAAGGGCAGACAGGTGGCGTACCCACCCGGCAACATTGTGATCACGCTCGTAGGTCATGACCCCAATCTCACCATCTTCGTTGACCACCCAGATCCGGGTCTCAGGCTCCCTCTCGATTGCTGTGTTCGTGATCCCTGTACCGGGAATGTGATCAGCTAAGATAGTCAGGTCGTTGGCAGTGTGCTTTGTCAGCACCGTCCTGCCGTCCAACGCAAGCTCGTACACACGCAACCCGGATGAATGGATAAAGATCAGTACATCGTCCGATGTGAGGGGCTGGATCGCCTTGGATCCTTTTGATGTCTGCCTGCGGATTGACCCGCTACTCGGGGTCAGAATTCCCCCGTCCTCAGTCATGTGTCCCCAAATCTCAGTTGCTGATCCAATCAGGAGTGAGGAAAGGGATCCCAACCACCGGATGGGATTTTGCTGGTACGCCCCTATCCGCTTGTTGATCGCCTGATCATCGTTCGCATCCCCGTAGGTGAAATCCTCGTAAGAGTCCGATACCGATCCTTGGAAGTTCAGGGGACGGTCGTCCGTACCACCCAACCAGAGTCGGTTTTCATAAAAGTCGATTGCCGAAGGATGACCCCGGTAGGCACTGTAGAGGGGTTCGCTCCAGTAGGTTGTCTCATCCTCGCTGAAGAGGTCTTTTACCACTGTGCCTTGTGCCTGCGTACCATCTGAACTCACTGAGGTGATCTTCACCAGACCACCAATAAAAGCCTCTGTAGCCTCCAGAACCGCTCGAGGATTCTCGGTCACCCCGGTAGGCAAATCCCACCCAGCATCCCGGACGAATTGGATTCGGTAGTCTGCCTCCTGCGGATCCCCTCCATCCAAGGGAACTGCGTCCACGTTGCGGTCATTCTCTCCGCTCCACTGCCTAATGGTTCTCCAGTCCCTGTCTGAGGATGACTTCTTCTGGAGTTTTATCACCCCAGACCAGAACCCGTAAGTCCTGAAATTCCATTCCCCGATGATTGGCAGAACCGTGGATTCATTTGTCCCGGCAAGCGACAAATCCAACTCAACATCCGCACCCTCTCTCAGGTGACGTATCTGCCAGATCGAATCGTTGTGACCCTGCTTGAAGATAGACGGGTCATCACTGGATGCTGAGTCTACGGACGCAGTCAAAGTAACCGTGTCCCCGACTGTCCCGGTTGCACCAGTTGACCAAGAGGGCGTTATATACACATCCGACAAGTTCTCATCGTAGAACGGTGGCGGGGCAAAATCAACCGTCTCCAGTGTCCAGTTGTTGTCTGCTACCCGGGATAGCTTCCTCACCTGATGATCCGGGTGAACCAAGTACATCACATCGTTGATCTGCCTGTACTGGATGTCGAAAAGCTGGGTGTAAAAGTAGGGAGTCGTAACCTCGTAGGGAACCAACCCTGTCGTCCCCGATGCCGTGGTCGTGATAATCGTGCCATCTGTTTGGAAGACACGAATGTACTGGTCTCCAAACTCCAGCATGAAAGCAGTCGTCCGGGAGAACTCAAACGGTATCAAACGACCCGGGATGTTTGCCCACTTGCAAGCCCGGACATAGTTCGTTCCCTGACGCTTCTCCATGATCCCCTGCTTGTTCATTTTCGCATTCTCCATGCGAAGCGCAGAGGTCAGGTACTTGTCCATGTCGGTTCTCGCCTCCATGGTCGCCTCGGACATCTCGCCCCCGTTGAAGGCGTTCTGTGTCCAGCTAGTGGTTATTTTGCCCTGCTCTGCCATGGCCTACCAACGTCCTCCGGGGAGACGGTTTACGCCCCTGCGGGAGTTCACCCACTCGGAGTCCTTGGTGTACTTGCGGGGTCTGCGGTATTCCTCGTTACCGTCAACGGTCTTGGCTTCCGGGAGGGCAATCTTGCGGAACTCCTCCATCAGGGAATATCCAAGTGCCTCGTCCTGCCGAATGACCGTGGATGCCTTCCCTGCCAAGTAAACGATCAATGCCTCAGTAAAGAGGGAGTCGTACCGGGTAGAGTCAGCATAGTACCGGGTGTACACGCACTTTGCCGTGTTTTTGTCGGTCAGCAGGTACTGTCCCTCCCGCTTATAAAGATCCTCCTGATCCCACGAATCGGTGTCGTTGAACGAGATCATGCGGATGAAATTCTCAGGTAGGTTGTAGGAGTAGGCGTATCCGAATACCGGGGTCTCTGTGTTCGGGGTAAGGATCGACCTCTCGGTCAGACACTTCCACGGGTGCATGCGACCCATTGCCCGGACAGACTGCTCGAAGATGTTCTGCATCTTCACTGCCGTTACGCTACTGGAATCATCAATGTCCTGAATGATTCCCTGTCCTATCCTTGATAGTGCTTGGTTTACGATTGCTGTCTGTGATAATGCCATGTTGTTGGGTCTGTTATGCAAGAAGGGGCCAGACAGAATAAACTGCCTGACCCCAAGCGTGGATTATTGATACAAGGGGAAGTATCTCTTGCTTAGAGGCAAGCGAACACCATCCGCACAACCAACTTCTGTCCGACCGTTGGGGATACCAAGGTGGCGAACTTCAGTTGAATCCAAGAGGTCTTCCGCACGGTGTACGGAGTGAGCCTCTGGGCGCAGGAGTTTGCATCGAACAAGTCCTTGCCTGCACCAGCAACGTCAAGCCCGTCAGCATACCGATCCGAGTCAACTGCTACCGTGTCGTCATCGTCTCCGATGTCGATTGTGGCAACACCTGCGGAGTCGGTGATGTCGTTGGACTCAACAGAACTCAGGTGCGGAATCAGCCGAAAGTTGGCTGGAACCTGAACAAGGTTGACGATGTCGCTGGAAGCAACCCCCGATTCGAGGGTCACAACTGCCTCAACGTAAGCCAAACCACCGTACACAAGGATGGGGTCATTGGGAGACTTCACATCCTGAGTCAGTTGTTTAGCACCGATGTCACTATAGAAAGTAGCCATTATATTTTTCTCCTTTTCTTAGTGATTAAGCCCGGGACGATTCGACCAGAACTACAGCCTTTTCTTCCAAGCGAGTCGCTCCCATACGGCAACGAGTACGGACTTGGACTGCGTGGCTTTGTCCCGGCAGGATGTCCATATTGGCACGGCGTTGACCGTCTCCAAACATGATCCACTTCTTGTCCCAGAAGAGACAGTTAGCGATGTTGTTGGAGGCTCCAACGGTTAGAAGGTCGTCATCACCGACCACCCAAGTGATGCCCATCCAGCTAGTGCCGAATACGCCACCTGCATCGATAGCAGGCGCACGGGTGAAGTCCGAGTTACGGATTTCGTTCACATCGGTGATCAGGTCTTCTTCTTCTTCCGGGCCGATACAACCGACAATGCTCGATCCCATGCCACCCGTCAGGGAGTTGCCACGGAACTTACGCTTTACGGCTGAGACCTTATCAAAGATAAAACCTGAGCTGACACTCGTCCCCGCCTTGGTGTAGGTGGAGGCGATTATCTGACTGGAAGGAAGTGCCACCAAAGTGGTTCCATCCTCACCTGTGTATGAACTACCCTCGAGGGCGTTGATGATTTCTTGGTCTTTCCTACGGTTGTAGGCGTAGACATGGTTTTCCGTTAGACGGCCTTCCGGTGAAATCAGTGCGCCCAGTTCCTTGTCGTCCCATTCGTCAAGCACGTTCGTGAGTTCGTACTTGTTGGTGTACAACCAACGAATGTAACCTTGGAACTCGTCTTGGGTGGTGTTCCCGTGACGGGTGGAGATAGCCCGCATGGACTGTTTCTCCAACTGGTCATACTTTTTCCGGTATCCATCAACGGAATCCATCGTAACATAGGAACCCAAAAGGGAGTTTTCCCTCTGGATCCGGTGTCGCCAGCGATTGTCGAATGCTGGCTGGAAATGATCCGGTAAGTTCGGATATGACATTTCGATTCCTTTTGTTGAATTTACGGTTTACAGATTTGGTTTTTCTGCTCCGGGTGACCGCACTGGCGGGGCGAAGCTGTCTTGCGACTGATTCACCGGGCCTTACAAAAGGGGTGTCGGCTATATCGACTAACATATGGTCAAAAATGCCAAATACTGTCAACCACTTTTTGGGTAGTGGTAAAACAAAAGACCCCCGGCTATTACCCCGGAGGTCTCCTATGACTTATGAAGACTGATTGGTGAAGACTACTGTTTCTTAAAACGAGCGATGATTGTCAACACTTCTTCGTTAGTGGGGACATGGTCTAAGCCAAGTCGCCTGCTATGTCCGTTCTTGGTGAAGTAGAGGGTGGACTTGTGTCCCGGGAAGCAAATCTCCTTGGGAGGTTGCTCGATTCGGACATCCTTTGGGAGGGGGAAGTCTGGCCTCGATGACGGGATCGGTTCCTTGTCCTCTAGAGAGTCCTCAGTGACCACTGGAGGGGTTTCTGAGAAAGTTTCGGTGTCAGGGTCGCTTTTCTCCCCAAAACCCTCTGAGGGCGATTCTGACTGCTTTTCAATATTGGAGGCAGTGACCTCCACGGTGACCGGGGGTTTCTTGGGTTCGACCTCCGGTTTCCCGGAAGGAGCAAGATACCCTTCTCCACGCAGGAACCGGACAAGAGACGGACGGTACTTGTCCATCCCCTCGGTGATCTCGAACTCACCCTTGTCCCGGAGCGTGGCAATCACTTTGCCTTGCCGGGTCACTGCGTTTCCTGAAATCTTCCAACCCTTCATCGGTTAGCCCCCCGCTTCTGTTCCTGCTCGGTGTGTAGCCTCCACAGGTTGTTGGCTTGGTCTGCGTATTGACGGGCAAGTGCCGAGTCACCACTGGATTGTGCTTGGCTTGACTTGGCATCCAGTGCCTCTGCCTGAGACTTGAAGTCTGTGTTGCCTCCGGTGACCACTCCCTGCCCGGGTTGACCACTGGCGAACTTGTCCTCTGAAATGAGTGCCTTGAGGTTTGCCATTGACTGAACAAACTTCGCTCCCAACCCGGCCTGCACAGCAGAATTGGTCAAGATCGATGCCTCTTCACCGTCAATGCCCAAGAGTGCCAGTGCCTGAGATGCTGTCTGACCTACAACCTTCGGATCCTGCCCACTCTGGGCAATCTCCTGCAAGGCAGTCTCCTCGAGACCCTTGAAGTCGCTCAAGGCTTTCTCTTCTTCCCCTGCCTTCATGTTGACGTACCATTCCTTGATCGCCTGAGACGCTTGAGGGGACACGTTGTTGTTGAGCATCATTTCTGATACCTCCCGGGAAGTCTCGTCATCCCAGCGCAAGTGTTCAGGGAGATCCTCCGGGGGAGTGAAGTCGTAACCGTCAATGGAGTCCGGGATACCAAGAGCTTGCTTTACCTTGCTCTGGTACTCTGCCTTGACCTCCTCTGATGCGTTGTCGTCCGGTGGGGTCAGACCCTTCCCGGAGAGAGCTTTCCTCTGGTTGGCGTAGGAGTCCAGAATGCTGTCCAGAGTGTCGTGGCGGGAGATAGTCTCCTTCAACCCGGCAAGGTGGTCAGGCAGTCGATCCCAAGAGTCCTTGTTGATCTTGCCTCCCTCGCCTATGAGACCCTGATAATAAGGATCTGCTGTGCCAACGTCAGAGGGCGTTCCCCCTCCTCCAGCTTCACCGAGAAGTGCGGATCCACCACCACCTTCCGGTTCGCCAGCCTCTTCACGCAATGTATTATTCATCCACTTGATCATCTTTATCCTTTGTTTTAGTTACTTGTACTTCCTGACTGAAAGTCGTCAGGGGTTGCATCGTTAAATCGTAGACGGTCTTTGCCATCTCCACCTTGCCCGACCGGGCAGATGCGAGGTGCGTGTCAAACCCGTTTGGCGTGTACACGAATGTCGGGAAGTAGTTGAATTGACCAACCATCTCTTCCCAGACTATCTGCTGTTCCCGGGTGCGCTTGTCCGGGTCATGCCCGAATACCGTTCTGAATGCCTCGGCTTTCTCCCGAGGGGTTAATTTCCCCAACTGTATCTTTTCCATAAATCCTTATTTCATCGTTCATGTAAGACGTATAACGCTCGAAAAATCATTCCACCTTCTCCTTGTCCTTTAGTTCCTTGGTGACAAACTCGTAGCTGTCATCCACCTCAATGACGGCATCCTTGGTTTTCACCTTTACCTCGTCTAGGTAGAGCTTGCCCTTTTGACCGGATGCAAGTGCCTCTGCGTGGGCGAACCCCTTAGCGATGAATTGATCTGCGAATGCTACATGCTTCATGCTTCCACCTCCGGTGTCCATGACGGGTCAAGGGTTTCGACTAGAGAATCAACTTCCGATTCCTGCACGTTCTCGGCATCCCCGACATTTAGTGCAACCTCACCCGTGGTTGGATGGGTTGTCATGCTCCACCAATAGGG